ATATACTAAAGCCGGAGGAAAGGAGCTTCCCGGGCTAGTTAAGCGAAGAGGTGTAGAAGCGGCTTTGTTTCTGACTCCAACTGAAGGCTCCATTGGATTCAAACCAACAAAAACAGAAAAACAAGAAACCCCGATGACTGCCGTGCAAGTGCAAAATCTTGCGGCACAAGGATTTAAAGTAAATGCTAGACCACTTGCAGATGGTAGTTTCATGGTTAGCGGGACAGACATTGGCGGGCAAGCTGGAGAAACAATCGAAATGATTCCGGGTGGAGGAATGCGAATTGTTCGCGGCGGCGGTGGGAATAAAGCTGAAGCCGCAAAAGAAGCCCAAAAAGAACAATCGTTTGAAAGATCAAGGGCCATTATTGGATCTGCTTCAAAAATAATTCCTCAAATTCAATCCGCTCTTTCTGCAAATCCGTTAATCGCAAGAGGTCAGCAAACATTAGGTCAAGTCTTGCCCGCCGGAGAAGCTGGCCGAATCGCATCGGATTTGGAAACGATCAGGGTCCAGACATCCAAAGAAGAAATCGGAAAGATGCGGGCTTCGTCCCCAACAGGTTCCGCTGGAGGAACCATTACTGAAAAGGAATGGCCTAAATTTGAAAATCGGTTTGGCAAGATGGAAGTTGGGATGAATCCTAATGATCTTGTGTCAAATGTCCAAAAAACCGCATTGAATCAATTTGAGTCGGTTAACGGAACTCCCGAAGATGTAATCAAACTATTCAACGATGGAAAGATTTCAAAACCAGTATTTGACGATTACCTAAAAGAATACAAGCAAACTCGATCAATCCTTAAAATTTCAGACACTGGGACTGGCGGGCCGGGAGACGACTGGACCAAATACAACCCAAATCTTTTGAGGTTTGATAAAGAAAAGCAAAGTCAACTAAGCCCTGAGGCACAAGCAATGCAGAATAAGATTGATGCATTGAAGGTCAACCAATAACTAAATCAAGATGTCAATCAAAGTAATTTCTGAGCTTGAGGGCCAAAAACAACAAGCAACTTCAGAATTTGAACTACTAAGCAAGCAAGCGCAATCGCTATTTGATTCTGGCGATCAGCTTGGTGCGGCTAAAGCAACGCAAAAGGCGCAGCAGTATGTTGATTTGGTAAGCGAGGCTGACCTAATGATTGGAACTCAAAAAGAGAACATCACAAGAAAACTTGCTGATGGATCTTTTTTGAGCGAGAAAGATCCTATGGAAGCCCCACTGACGACTTCTGAGGGCATTGACAACAAGCTGGCTAAGGGATTGTCAGCGGTTATTGGGCAACCAGTAAATATGCAATCAGAACTTGGATGGGAAGATCGAAAGAATCTAGCCTTCTTAACCGACTCTTCTAAAGATGAATACCTAAAAGGAAAGTATGGCGAACCTAATGTAAAAACAATGAACGTTATGGGTAAGCCAGTAAGACTCATCAATGATGGAAGCAGCTGGTTCCCCGTTGATCGTTATGATATGACATCGAAAGACTTCATAGATGTCATTGGTGAAATTGCACCAATGGCAGGTTCTATTGCTGGAGGAATTGGTGGGGCGGCGTTGTCCAAGACCCCTGCCGGAACGGCCATTGGAAGTGCTGCTGGATACACTGCTGCTGGAACGATTCAGGATTCTCTTGCTAAAGCCGTTCTCGGTGCTGGAGAAGGATTCGGCAATTCAATTATGCGTAGATCGACCGAAGCAATGATTGGGCTTCCGATTGAATATGGCGTTACTAAAATTGGCGGCGCAATTCTTCGTGACGTTGCGACGATGAGAAAAGGTGCAGTTTCAGAAAGGACAAAACTAATTAACGAGGCTGGAGAGTTTCTTAGCAGAGAAGGTTATCCAACAAACCTTGCGAGATTTGCCAGTGGAAGTGTTGAAAGCCAAGAAAGAATGCTTCGCGCTGCTCAAAATCTACCAAACTCCAAGATTGGTCAAGATCTTGCTTTTGGAGCGAAACGACTTGCCACATTTATGGATGATAGCGTTTCAAGGCAAGCACTTCCAGATAGTCTTTATGAGCAGACCGTAAAAGCGGTAAAAGCCGATAACGATCTTTATCTAAAACAAGTTGCAATTTCAGATAGGTCTACTGCCGAAACGTTAAAGAGGAGCGCAAGCGAGGAAATGCAGCGGCAAATGTATAAGCCGAAAATTGACGAAGGTGCTGCGGCATTGTATTTGAAAGAGGTTCTTGGTAAGGGAAAAGCTATTGCGGAGAAAGCTAAGAAAGATATTTATGATCCGTTTTATCAGAAAGCCGATTCGATCGTTAGCGTAAACCCTATTAAATTAGCTGAGAAGATTGAAGAATCATTTTACAAAAGCGCGTCTAGGCCAGTTGAAATACAGCGTGTCATAGACAATCTGAGGTCTAGGCCTGGAAACGCGCAGAAAATAATGAATCTGCAAAAACAAATCGACGGCGGCAAATTATCGGCTGATGCTGAAAGCATTGCACGTAGGGAAATGCAACGACTTGAAAAAATCTCTGGACCTCTAAGTGCTAGCCAACTAGATGAACAAGTAAGAATTATTCGGAACCAAGCACCATCAGGTCCTATCGCTGGCAGTGGAGCTGACGAGGTAAAGAAAGCCGCAAAAACAGCTGAACGAGTTGCAAGTCAATTTCGTGACGATGTTTATAAAAAACAAGGACTATACGATAAGTGGTCTGACGCCACCAAAGTGTATAATAACTTTCGTGAATACACACAGACTGACATTGCTAAAATCCTTGAAGGCCAGCTAGGTAAAGCTATGACTTCAGGAGATATTATAAAGGCTGCATATAAGTCACCTGAAGACACTAATTTAATCCTTTCCGTTATTAAGAGGGACGATCCAAAAAACTTCCCTGCATTTGAGCGTTCAATGCAAGAATCTTATTTAAATAAGATTGGCCTAAATGGAAGGCAGTTAGGCTCTGGTGATGGGTTTGATTTTGATGAAACAATAGTAAGAGAACTCTTTGGTTCTGAAAATGGAGTCAAGGGACAACGGATGGTCAACAAGTTGAAAGATCTACAGTCTTACTTTAAGGCGCAAAAACTTGACCCATCCAAAATTACGTTTGATGACCTGAAGCAACTTGAGGGGGTTGTGTCTCAAGATGCAATTAAAGAGATGAAGTTCTCCATTGCAAATAGGATATCGAATCAGCAAAAGACCGAGAAACTTGGGCGCAACGTTTTGATTAAGGACATTCTGAATGGACACAAAGAGTCAATAACCAGAGGCGAGTTCCCGAGAGCGTTGTATGATGCTGAACCAGCACAAGTGAAAAAGGTGTTCTCTAAACTCAATCCGGCTGAACAAAAGGCAATTCGAGAAGATTTTGCTGAACACGTATTTTCTCGTTACCCCGGTGATCCTGATTCAACGGCAATGAGATTGCAGCTTTGGGATGGTGATCGTTTTCTTAAAGACGTTGCCGCAAATCCAAAGTTAAAACAAAACATGGAGATTGCATTAGGTAAAGATTTTGTTAACAGGATGACAGCTGCATCTCGTCTTACTGAAGCTACTCAAACAGTCTCTAAAGGGACTGGAATCCAACCACGCGGAATTGCCACAGAAAAAGGAATAACAACAATTATTCCTATTCAACCAATTCTTAATTCAATTGGAACTCGCGCAACAGCAGCAATGTATCGGGCCGGATCATTATTCCCTCTTCTTGGGAAAATGTCTCAAAAGGAACTTACGCAAGAACAATTCCAAAGAGAAACGTCAAAAGCGTTGGGGACGGCATTACTTACCGCTAATGGCATTCAAGCAACATTGCAAACCGGCAAGTATGATCCTGAATGGTCGCGTCGTCTTGGGCAGACCCTTGGAACAGCATCTAAGGATTCGATTGATTACGCCAAGGCGTTTGGGTATGGAACAAAATTTTAATAAATGCGTTGCGTTTCTTGAAAGTAAAGGCTAAGAACTCCAAGTGATTTCGGAACCAACACCAATTGATCCCAACGAGAAGCTCAAAGCCGACTACGTTGACGAGCGCGAGGCGAAGGCCGCGTGGTTTCTTGAGGTCAAGGAGCGTGCAAAGCTAAACCCTTCAAACTGCGTCGAACACTATGCCCCAAACAAGGCCGCAATGGCCCTGTGGCTGGCCGCACAAGGCGCGAGGATAACCGACATTCAAAAGAAGACGGGGCTTGGCAGAGAGACCATCAGGGGCCTGCAATGGCGTCACAACGATACGCTGGAGACAAAGCGCAAGGAGTTCTCGATGCGATACGCAATTGCGGCTCAAGATTACACTGACCTGCTCTTTGAGCGTTCCCAACAACTGTTTGATAATCCAGAGGAGCTTGCTAAGATTAGCCCTGATAAGCTAGCCGTGACGGTAGGGATTCTTACTGATAAGGCGGCACAACTTACGGGTATGGCGTCTTCAATCGTGGAGCATCGCAAGGGAGCTAGCCTCGATGACGCTGCCAAGATGATCTTTGACGCAAAGGCCCGCATTGCCAGTAAGATCAAGAGTGATGCCATTGATGTTGAAATCATTAACGAATAAGACAATGAACTTAAAAACGATAGACAAGAGAATCAAAGACCTTATGATTTCAATGGGTCAAGAGGAGGAGATAATGCTTTATCGGTGGACAGGTAATGACATCGGATGTAAATGGAAACTCCATATTGGAAATCCATCTCAATGCGTTTGTTTAGGTGAAGTTGATGGGATATTGGTATTTGAGGGCGATTCAATCAAGAACGTATTAAGCCAAGCTGAAGCACGTTTCCGGCAAGGCAAATAACTGATGACCAAAGAGAATGTAATTAGAAAAAACGTTATCGAATGATGATTTGGCGGAAACACGCAATCCTAACGCCACCCACCGATGAGGAGATGGTGCAAATGGAGCCTGATGAGCTAATCGGGCTTCATTCGGTTTACCATGAGGCGATTGAGAACGCTGAAAAAGACCCGTATCACTACGGGTTCAGACTCCCTCACTGGAGTAAGGCTGAAGAACAACTATTTGAGGTAAACGAGATCCTAGCACTAGGTGGGAATCGATGCCTTGGAGGCGAGCAGGAAATTTACGACCCAATATCCAAGACATCGGCTAAGGTTAGTGAAATCAAGGGATCATTTCATGTTCACGCTTGGGACGGTCATCAAATGGTGGAAGCTCAAGCAGAGACTCCATTTCAGAAACCTGTTTCAGGGATTTACCGAGTGACGCTAAGTAACGGCGAATCTCTACATTGCTCAATGGCTCACTTGCTCCTGACGCCCTCAGGATGGAAGCCCTTAAGTTCGCTCTCGTCCGGCTCCACTCTAG